TAAAAAATGAGCCTTTAGGTGAAGTTTATAAAGAATCAAAGAACGTTTATCCTAGCGTTAATGATACTGCTTACGAGGATTCTATAAGGATGAATAGTTCTTTAAATGAGGATGTTTATAGAAGCGTACCAGGAAGAGATTTAGGTGGTGCGGGAAGGAATTATGAATCGATAAATGACGATCAATATAACATTTCGAATAAGCCTATTAATATAGCTAATATAGGAAGAGTATATCCAGGTTCAAAAAATGAAAACAATTAGTAATATTTAGGTATAATTACAAATGGGATTAATAGACAGAAATAAATTAGAAAAGCCTAATACTGAGATATCACACTATCTTGGTGTTGTAGTAGACAACAAGGACCCCGAATTTAAGGGAAGGGCCAAGGTTAGGATTTTTGGAATTTTTGACGAGCTTACTGATACAGAACTTCCTTGGTCTTATCAAAGATTAGAGCAGAGTTATGGTCTTGGTGGAGGATCTGGTAGAATATCAGTACCTAAACTTGGATCTGTAGTACATGTTCAATTCAATAACGGAAACTATTACAGCCCTGAATATAAAGCGGTACAGGAGTTATCTCCAGATTTGATAGATGAGATCAGGAATAGTTATGAGGGTGCTCATTCATTAATATATGATGGAATAGAAAGGCTTAAAATGTATTATACAGTAGAGAAAGGACTGGTGATAGATTTAAAGGAATCTAAGATCATTATAAGAAACGATAACTCTATACTAATAACTCATGCAGATGATACCGCTTCTATAGAATTAAAAGGTGGAAAAATAACTAAGTATGCAGATCAGGAGATCGAGAATACTGCAGTGACTAGAATAAAGCATAGCTCAGAGGAGGTATGGATGGATGGAAAAACTACCAATCTTGGACACTCTCCTTTATTCTCTGCAGTGTGTGCAGAGCCATTATGGGATTTTCTAAAAAAATTAGCTATATCAGTAGACAGTAAAATGCCAGCAACCCCGGGGGTTAATTCAACTCTAGCATCCAGCTTTGAACAATTAGCTACAAGTCAGACTGTAAGAGTTACCAGAGAAAATGCTCCTGAATTCCCGGCAGTACCTCTTGACGCTAATTCTCCTATAGGTATACCTAATACAGGAACTGCTGGTACATCCGGTACATCCGGGACTAACGGCACTTCAGGTACTAGCGGAATAATAGGAGTATAATATGGCGGGAGATATAGGATCTAGAATAGATGATTTATTAGGGAAGGATTTTTCGAAAATGTCCACAGAGGAGATATTAAGTATAATATCAGGTGGACAGGATTTTAATATACCATATGAGGATTTACAATCAAAAGAGGGATTCGATAAAGAATTAGAAAAAAACCAGAAGGAGGTAGATTCTATAATACAAAGTTTAAACCCTCAGCCTCTTCCTATATCTATTAAGGAAATTGAGGATCTATCTTGTAAATATGAAGGAGATGACTTATATAGTAGGATACTGATTGAATCAGTAAAAAAAGAAAATCCTAAATTATATAAGGAGCTTTTAAAATCTGATGAGTATAAAAATAATTCTCCTATTTCAGAAAACGATCTTGGTGTAAAAATTCCAGGAGGTAAAGATCTAGGGTTCTCTAAAAAAATACCATCGGAAGGAATTACTAAATATTTAAAGAAGAAAAATCCTGATTTTTTACAAAATATAAACGAAAAAATATTTGATAATCTAGATCCGCTTTTATTAGGGAAGCCTTCTAATTCAGGGTCTAGAAAAAAAAGAAAGATGAAGATATTGGGATTCGAAATCCCTTTAGAATTCATCATGAATAAAACTCAAATAGTTCATGTTAAGATCGGAGGAGACGAGATAAGTTTAGATGGTGCTTTAAAGAAAATAAATAGTCTATTAAAGGATCAAAATAAAAATTCAAATCCTTGCGATTTTAAAGACGTTGATGAAAATACTCAATCTGAAAGAATAGATGGATTCGATGCTAATTTTTATCCCGATGGGGATGATCCAATAATAGATGACGATTGTTTACCAGGAATACCGGAAGATCCGATAACAGGTGATCCAATTTTAACTAAATCTAGTTTCGATGATGTTCTAGATGAATTTTGTGACCCGCCGGTTTATGAATTTAAAAGAGAAGAAGTAAATAATCCAGAACCACCTACAGTTGATGTAAATGCTATAGATGCTTGCGTTAATTCTGCTTTAGAAAAGGGTAAGAAGCTAGAGGATGACGTAAAGCTATTAGCAAGATGGCAGATGATAGAAAGAAATCTGGAGGAGATACTTTATCATTATGAAGCAATCTACGAGTATCAAAAATCATTACACGATAATTGGATATCAAGAGTACCTAAAAACGAAGGAGGAGACCCAACTGATTTTCAAATAGGTGTATCAATATTAACATATAGGGATCAAATTTTGATATATCAGAAAGAGTTAATAAGTCAAATACAGAATTATAATAACGATAAATCCTTATTCGTTAATAACAATAATATATTTACAGATAACCTTTTTCAATTAGATGTTTATGATACTGAATTGAGCGACAGCGAACTTGAAATTCTTTTTAATAACCAAATAGATTCTGATCTATCTCCAATAACGTATAATGATCAATCTCAATCTTGGCCAGTTACTGAAGGTATTTCTAAATTCAAGGAGAAAGCGGAGGAGATAAGATCTATAATGATTGAGGGTAATTTTATACCAATTATAGAAAATAAAATACAAGAAACACAAGATCTATTAGACGCGGCTATATCTTTATTGTCTCAGAAAAAACAGTCTCCTGTTTCTATAGAGGACGTTGAAAAATCATTCATTCCTTCAAATACAGCAACTTCGGATGTTTATGGACAGGGTAATACAAATTTAGATATAAACGCAAGGGTTTTTAAAAGCCCTTTAGAATTAGCATTAACTGGAACATCATATACATATGATTCATATGGTTACGATTTCTTAAAAGCTTTAGAGGATTTTTCCGTAAGATATAAAACTAATTTCAATAAATCTATAAGCGAACTTGAATTTGAATTATCTTTTGTTACTGACTATGGATCACCACTTCCTTACAAGAAAACAAAGAAACCTTCTAAGATAAGCTTTACTGGAGCCAGCTCTGAACCTTTATCTGAAGTAAACGAACCTGATGAACAGAAGATAAAAATAGGAAATGAACATGCAGATAATGGAGGATTGCTAAGTGATTATTTTCCAGAGTATTTAAAGAGCTATCAATTTATAAAGATAAGAAATATAAAAACAGGATTTCCTGATGTTGCTAAGTTTTATGATTTCATAGAAAAGATAATAAACACAAACGATTCTAAAGAAAGTATAATAGCTAAAATAGTAGATGACAGGGGAATACTATATGGTAATCTTATAGAGAAATCAGCATCTAACTGGTTATTTTTTACTGCTGAAGAAAGGGGAGATAATGATGCTAGAGATCCATCAAAAACAAGACCTTCCGGTTTTACAGATGAGGGAGAACCAAGTCCAGTATTTACTGATTTCTACAGTAACTTTAAAACCAAATGGAACTCTAAATATTTAGAAAATAAGAATACTTATATAAATCCTGCTTTAGAAAATCTTAAAATACAAGCTAAAAAAGCAGGGGAGGGATTAGCAAAAACTCTACCTGCTTCTGATGTAATAGGAATTAGAATACTTGAAAATTACCTCGACGTAAAAAATAAATATGATCAGATAAAGGAAATAATGCTTTTATCTGCTCAGAAAATAAATGAGATAAATGAATCTCTAAGTCCTGATAATGTAGGTAAAAGATTCTCTGATATAAAATGTGCGGGTGCAGATGCTCCGCCTGCGGAAGATGATAAAGAAAATTGCCCTCCTGTTTGTTGCGGTGAACCTGGTTCAGATTTCGAAAATGGTAATTACCTTATGTCTTCTCCTCCTAGCTCGGATTGTCCAACGATGTTCCAAAGGTGTTGGTGGAAGCAGTTTTGTAAGGATGTTACTAAGGTGGGACTTTTGCCTTATCCAAATGGCTTACCCCCTATAGAAGATCCTAAGTATTTTTTAGCCCCTGGTCCTAGTGTTAGATTAGGACTTAAATATTGGCCTGTGGGGTATTTACCTCCCTCTTTTATACCAATACCTTTTGCTAATCCTATAGACGGTAATCCTTATATAAGAATACCTCTTCCAATGATTTGGACAGTGGTTCCTCCGATACTTATACCTCTCCCTTTTAATTTAGGAATACTGGTTATTTTTATTCCTTTTATTGGAGGGTTTATGCCTACTCCATTGGTTTATATAAAAGAGTTTATAACTGGTAGTTCATTATTTTTAACTGGGATCAGAGGTCCTAGATTTATACCAAGAAAATCAGATCCTGTAGTAAAGGATCCAATGGAGAAAATAAAGCAGGCTCTATCTTTTGGTATACCAGATAAATTAATACCTCTTCCAGGTTTTGGATTAGATAATTTAGATTCTTCCTCTAGGGTTTTAAGTGACATTAAAGCCAATCTTACTAAAATATTCGACAGTGTTCCCCCTCCAGGAAATACACAATCTCTTAGAGAGGTGCAAGCAAAAGAAAGGGATCTTAAAAAAAGAATAAGAGATAAAGAGAAAGAACATAAAAAGAAAAGTGCTTTAATAGACGAACCTAAGCCTGATATATCTGCGGAGACTGCTGCATTAAAAGAAATAGTTAAGCAAAGGAAAGATTCCTTAAAAGTTTTAATTAAAAACTATCTTAACGACAGTATACCAGATCCTAAGTCTATATATTTTCCTAAGGATAAGGACAAATTAAAAATTGATATCCCAGGTATAATAAAATCTCTAAGAATATTGAAGGAGATGAGAGCAAGCTTAGTTCCTGTTGATTGTCCGGGTTTTATAAACTTTAAGGATGAGATGAGGGAGGTATTAAAATTAATGCGAATAGTTTGCCCTCCTAAATATTTATTACAAAATTTTGAGGTTGCTAATTCTAGTAAGATCTTCATGAAAAAGGATAAAGATCCTAGACTTATGACTGATGATGAATTTAGCGATTTAGTAAAACAAATAAGAGGTGTGTCCTTGATAATAACTAAAGTTATCCTTTGGGGAAATAAATTCTCAGTAATAAAGAAAGTAAAGGAGGGAGCTTTTTCACCTGTTGAAAATAGTGAATATGAAGGTGTTTTTAAATTTCCAGAGATAAAAATAACTAACTCTGCACCAAAAGCTCTTAAGTTTTTAAAGAAGAGAAATCCTATAATAGAGGCAATAAAAATAAGGATAATGGAAGGATTATCCAAAATAGAATACACTCCGGAAGATTTCTCCAGATATGTTAGATATGAAGGTGAGAATCCTATACTAGTTATAAGAGTTAAAGATTTAAAGAAATTAGTTTCTAAAAAACTTGGATTAAGCAGGATAGGACCTTTTGATCCCGTTAGACCTTTAGATGCTGAAGAGCCTTTAATATCTAATTTCCCTTACCCTAAAGGACCTTTATCTTGTCTAGGATCACTTAATGGTGGATTCGGTAATGCAATAGCTGCTTTTGAGATACCTACTGTTTTTCCACCAAAACAAGATTCTCTAACACAAATTCCTGGATTGGGCGGAATTATTCAGGTCACTATTCCTGGATCTAAAATAAAATCTTTCCTAACGGAAGCTTTAATTAAGTCTTTAGATGCTGGTGCTCTTGAAGCGGCTTTCCCAGAGATTAATGATGTAAACTCTCCTAAGTTTTTAAATTTAGAACCAAATGATATCCAGAAGTTATCCAAAACATTAGTTACTAATTTAATAAGTCCGGAATCCCCTGATATACCTCCTTTTTTGAATATATTAAAAGTACCGGTATTTCCTCCTGCAAGACCAACGGATATGATAGAACAGGCTTTAATAGGATTAGGAGCACCTCCACCAGCTAGAATAGTTTATAGCTTGTTCTGGACATACTTTAAAAGCTTGCCGAAAACACCGCTCGGAGATAAAATAGTTCTACCAAAAATTACAGCTTCTTCTGAATTATTAGCTAGGATACCTTGGCCTCTTGCTGTACTTATAGGAAGAAACGTTTTAAACATATTAAATCCTATAGCAATGAATGACGATCATCCTGTATGGAGAAGAATGAGCCTAAAGAATACATACTATGTTGTTTATATAGATGAATTTTTAAGAAGTGCAGCAGATGTTTCTGGATTATTTAAATTCTTTCTTGGGTCCGCAGATCCTGTATATCCTATCCCGGAACTACAATCTGAACTTAAAAAAGCTTTTAATATAAAAAAATACTAATTTCTTGGAAATTTTAATGCAATTTTATACTACAAACAAAGATAAACCCAAATAACATGAAAAACAAAAATTTTAGTTCCTTCGATTATGATACAGCTGAGAGAGAAAGACTTGAAGCTATCTATAGTGGAACCTTTCCCGAGGAGAACAAAAAAATAACAGGAAAGGACATACAGAACAATTCTTCCGAAAGGGTAACAATAACATCTATTGATATGGATAAGGGTGTTGCCTTAGGAGAGACTCTATTCGGACAGACTATTATAATCGATACAAAGAAGGAAGAAAAAAATATGCGAAAGCTAGGATATCCTTCTATAGAGATAAATCCAGGTCAAATACTTGATGTTGTTATACAAAAGGATTCTTCTGGATCTTTTAACGGATCAGTATCTGCAGGATACGAGAAAGCTCTTAAAAGAGAATTACACAGATCTATTAAAGATGAGGACTGTGCATTCAAAGTCAAAGTTAAGAATGTTTGTAACGGAGGATTCATGGTTGATCTATCAGGAATTGAATGCTTCCTACCAGGAAGTCTTGCTGCAGCAAATAGAATTATGAACTTTGCGGACTACGTAGGTAAAGAATTAACTGTAATGGTTGAAATTTACGATCAAAGGAGAGATATCTTTGTTGTATCGTTCAAAAAATATCTTAGAAAAATTATTGATAGAGAGGTTCAAAATCTTTCGTTTGCTAATAAATATCAAGGAACAGTTACTGGATTATCCAATAATGGTGTATTTGTTGAATGGGATGAGATTTATACAGGAATAATCTCTATTGACGATTCTAACAGAGCATCACTAGAAAAATACCAAGCAGGTGATACTGTTGAGTTCTATGTAATTGATATAAAAAATCCACAAAGAATCAATCTATCAGTTTCTGAGCCAAACGAAAAAATGAAAACTGTCCAAGAAATGAAGGATACTTCTTCCGAAGTTTTAGGGGAAAATACCGATTTGAAAATATATAAAGGAGAGGTTACTAAAATTAAAACTTTCGGTATTTTCGTGAAGATGGAAAATGGATTGAATGGTCTTATCGAAAAAGAGAAATTAGTAAGTTCTATTAAAGAATATGAGGTTGGGCAATCGGTTGATTTCTCGATCTTGAGTGTAGATAGTTCTACTCTTAAAATACAATTAATAGAAAAATAAAAATTGGCCAATTTACTTACTAATGATTTTTTCTACTCTTCTAAATTGGGTTTTGAATTTGAGTTCTACAGTAACTTAAATAGGAATGAGATAGCGAGCGAATTAGGAAAGGTATTAGGAAAAAAGGTACTACTTTTTAATAAATATCACTCTAATTTTAAACCCACTAAGGATATTTTTAAATTAGAGCCAGATTACTCAGGAGGATCCAAGATGGTTGAATTCATCACGGGTCCTCTTCCTTATTTTGAGGCAATAGTAATCCTTATTAAAACTTTAAAATGGATAGACGAAAATGGATACACAGATAAGAAATGTGCTTTCCAATTTGGTGTAAGTATTGATACATCGATCTATCCGGAAGTTCCTCCTATAGGACAAATCAATACCCTTAAATATATTCTTGGATTTGATGAGAATTACATATACAAAAGATTCCCTGAAAGAATGGGATCTTTATATGCTAAGTCAATTAAAAGAATATTACCAGTTAATAAATTTGTCGATCCTAGTAATATCTCTTTTATAGATAAGAATCTATTTGAAGTACCCCTAGAAAAAAATATGGGGATTAATTTTCTAAAACTCCCTGAGGGATATTTTGAAGTTAGGTATTTAGGAGGTAAAGATTATCAAAAAAGATATACTGCGGTAAAGGAAGTAATTGACTATATAATCACTTATACTGTTGGTGTCTTAAGATACAATAACGGATTCACTGAAAATGATTTAAAAGTGCTAAGAATGTTCTTAAACGAGATTTATAAGAACTCTTCAACATTTATAGATCCTGATGCTTTTCAAAAGAATTATCCACACATGAATATAATGGTGGATCTTAGATCGGATCCGCAAATATTAAGATCTTTCTTTATCACAATAAGAGAAATTCTTTATGATTTAATTGTAGAGAATAATATCAAAGAGGGAATAATAAATTATGATAGTGCATTAGGTAAATTCCAACTTAAGGATATAAAAACTACTAGAGCATATCTTCTTAAAGATTATGATATACTTGAAGGTGAGATAGCTGGTAATTTATTAAACTGTAGACTGTTTACTTGTAAATTAAATGATTGTACTATAGAGGAGTGTGATCTTATAACAAATAACGAAATAAACAGATCTAAGGTAATGATATCAGATCTTTACTTTACTAATACAGTACATGATAGCTATATAGATAATAAGGACAAGGAAATCAACTGCGAGGTATTTGGTGGAATAATAAGATCTGGATTTATTGGTAAATTAGCTAGTATATCGCCAGAAACTGAAGTTGTTAATGATGCTGAGGATGATAAGAAACTAAAAGGAAGTTTAAAGAAAAGACAATTCCCTAATAGAAACGAAGGTGACCAACCATCACAGCCTGCTAGATTCTCTGATAACAATTCTAAGCCTTCAGGTATACCTGGGATAAACTTCAAATCAAATAATTAAATTGATATGACCGAAGCAGATCTAATACAGGAAATAAGAGATGATATATCTCATTCTTGTGCTTTACCTTATAACCTGAATGAACAGGAAATAAAAAGGATTATAAAAAGAGCTAGGGCATATTTCTATGATAACTATCAATATGCTGTAGAAGACAGAATATTTGTTCTCGGTAGAGAATTATTTTCTACCCCTTCTTTTAGAGCGACTAGACAAATACAGATGCCTTCGTGTGTTAGATCTATATATGAGGTTAGAGAAGTAAACGGATCTGGGTTAATAGGAACTCCAGATAAAGATTTTGGTGATTCTAAATTATTAGGATCCGAGCTTATGCTTTCGCCTTTTGCTGGTGATAACCTAGTTTATAGAACGGTTCTTTACTCTTTCTTTGATCTTGCTAAAGCATATCTATTAGAGACTTACGCTTTTAACTATAATAAAAATACAAAGAGACTTACTATACTTGGTAGGGATCCAAATAGAACATACCAGACTGACGGCGGAAGTTCAACTACCTTATTTACAGGAACTGATGTTGGTATTAGAGGTTATATAGATATTCCTGAAGAAAATCTATATGACGACGAATTATTCGTTAGATTCTGCCTAGCGGAGGCAAAAATTAATATTGGTAGATTATTGGGTACTTTTGAGTATAATCTCCCTGGCGGTGTTAGAGTTAATTATAATAACATACAAACTCTAGGTTCAAGTGAAAAACAGGAGATTATACAAATGATAAAAGACGAGAACACTCCTTCATACTTCTTGCAGTGGAATTAATTTATTGTGTTATTAATCCTTGGAATATATAGAACAAGATGGCAAGATATTCTGAAATTTATCCAAGGAATCCTGATGATCCAAATTACAAAGAGGGACTTTTACATACCGACGACCAAGTAGAAATACTTATCGGTATGATTAAAAATTGTATGATGACAAGTCCAGGAGAGGTCTTGGGAGATCCATATTTTGGTATAGACCTAGAAGGACTCATCTTCGATCTCGAGGTAGACCAGAATACTTTAACTAGAGCTATAGATTTACATTTACTTACTTATGTTCCTTTAGCATATTCTATATTCAATGTGGAATTTGAAGTTGGATTTATTAGAGGAGATACAAGGGATGCTTGTATTATAGATTTTGCCATAAAAGGAAACCCTATATTAGGAATTAAAATATTATAAACATGGATTTATTATCAAAAAATAGAGCAAAAATATCTGATCTAATATCTCAAACTTTTGAGCTAATTCAGGCAAGATATGGGATGTCTAATCAGTTATTTACTGTTGCATCGGTATGGGGACAGATAATATTTGTATTAGATAACCTTTCGCAGTTTGTATTATTCTTCATTGAGGATTCTATAACAGAATTAAATATAAATACAGCTACTCGTGAGTCTTCAATCTATGGTTTAGCTACTCTTGCGGGACACAACCCAACTAGAAATATATCAGCAAAAGGTGAGGTTGTTATTAAATGGAACGGAAAAAATATAGAAAATGTAGGAGGAAGCGCAGTACTTATACCTAAAAATGCACAGATAAAATGTGTAAATAACGGTAAAACATATTTGTTAAAATTTCCGCAGGAATATACAAGATTAAATCTTGATGGCACTTCTAAATTAATATGTTCTATAATGGAAGGAACACTTTCCACTAATCAATATACAGGAGGTGGAAATTTTTTACAGAGCTTCAACGTATCATCAAGAGGTACTTCTGGTATAGAGAATTTTGAAGTTTATGTCAAGGTTAATGGAGTGGAATGGACAAGATATGATTCATTGTACGATATTCCTAGAAATGGATTAGGCTACTTAGTAAAAAGTTCTCTTATATCTGGTATAGATATCTTTTTTGGTAATAGAGATTTTGGATTACCTCCAGCTGTTGGATCTGTTATAGAGGTTACATATTTAGAATCGTCAGGAACCTCAGGTAATATTATAGTTGATGATTCAGCTCAAGCAATATTTAGTTTTGATTCTGATGGAACGGATCTATTTGGTAACACTATTACTTTATCCGACGTACTTCAAGTATCTTGTACGATTGCACCCCAAATGGGTGCTAACCAGGAATCTGTTGATTTAACTAGATTGATAGCTCCTAAAACTTCTAGAAGTTTTGTTTTAGCTAATCCAACTAATTATATAACATTCTTCGAAAAATTCGGACAGTTTTCAATAATAGAGGCTTTTACAACGTTTGATGATCAATACATCGATGATGACAATATTATCTATTTAATACTTGTTCCTGATATTCAACTAACTTTAAAAACAAACGAGACTTATTTTGATATTCCTATTTCAAGATTCAAACTAACTAATCCGCAAAGGGATAGAATATATCAATTATTGGACGAGAGTGGACAAAAAATAGTTACTACACAGGTTAAGATATTAGACCCTGTTATAAAGAGATACGTGGTAAATATAGCTTTAACGATGTTCGAGGGTAACGACCCTGATACATTAAAAACAACTATAACAAATACTTTAAGTGATTATTTCCTTAATATTAGAAGAAGAGACAAAATTCCTAGATCAGATTTGATAGCTGCGGTAGAGGAAATAGATGGTGTAGACTCAGTGTCGCTTTATTTCGTAGGTGAAGAGAACGAGGCAGCAAAAGCTCAAAATCCAAATGCACCTGAAATAGGATTTGATGAATTTGGTGATATAATAATGGGCAAAGATGAGATAGTAGTTATATCCGGAGGTTGGGAAGATAGAAACGGTATATTCTACGATCTAGGAGCGGGAATGGAGACTCTTTCATCTATAAATATAGATATTAGATCAATAGTCCCTTATACATATAATGCAAAGGTAAACGGGTTATTAAAGAACTCTTTAAAAACAGGTAATTAAAATGGAAAAGAAAAGTTGGTATGAATTTATGAAATCACAAAATGATGTTAGATCTAATGTTGGTTTCGATTACGAGAATAAGATATTTGAGAACACACTTTCAAATCCTATATTACAAGGAGATGCTAATAGAATGGATATATTAGCTAGCATCGAGAGAGTAGTTTACTATTGGTTTGAAACTGCTAAGTATATAAAGAACTATATTAACTATACAGTTCCTAAAAACAATAAATACGTGAGATAGAATGACTCTTGAAAATCTTTTATTCTTTGACAAAAAAGGAGACCAATACATTTTTAAATGGAATGGAAATTATTGGGAGGGATCAGTTCTTTTTCCTATAGTTTCAGAAAAGCTATTTGAAGTACAGCATATATTCATAATAGAAAAATTCCTAGATTCATCTTCTGAATTAAAATACGGATTTCCACATTCTTATGGTACTAGTCCAGGAACTCCTGTATGGAGGACAAGGTGGGAATCTAACTATGACGGGAAGACCGATGTATCTAATATTATATACACCTATGAATTAGGAGTAGACGGGGAATTAGATTCTCCTGTATTAGTTAAGGCTAATAATATTGAATTTTATCCAGAGGTTGTCCCTGGAGATACTGTAGATTCGCCTAGTGGTATCGTAGTTACAAGTGATATTAATCCTTCATCTATGCAGATTAATATAGCACTTAATTCTGATACTGAGGGGATATATGATAGGTCTTTTATATTGGAGGATTATACAGATCCAAACAACCCTATTACTATTTTAAAAGTTGGATTCCACGGTGAGGTAGAAGGAGAAGATAGCAGGCTGTCGGTATTATTAGGTAACTTCGGTAGGGAGTTTAATGCTTCGGATGCCTTGATAGTAAGAGAGGGCGATATAAAAGAGGAATTTCCAGATTTCGAAATAATCAACAAGAAAAGAAAAGAATTATTGCTTACTGGAGAGAGTATATTTCCTTATCTAGGATCATATAAATCTTTATTTAATGCTATAAAATTTTTCGGTTATTATGATTTAAGAGTTAAAGAGTATTGGCTTAACATAAAAAAAGACGATGCCGATACTTTAACACCTCTTCAACAGAATCAAAAAATATTAAACCAATTAAAGAAACCTAATATAGAAGGCCAGAATAGATTGGAACTTATAAGTAGTTTAATAAAAGACGAAAATGAGGGTAAATTTAAACAGGTAGAGGTATATGGAAAAAATAAAGACGGTACTTTTGGTTTAAAGAAACAATTTGAACAGCTATTCCCTTCTAAGTCATTTAAAAAGACTGCATTATTTGGACTTTTCTATGACATAAATAGAGTGGTAGAGGACCAGGACGAGGATCAATACGGATATCCTATAGTCGAAGATACTTTTGCTTTTAGCCCAGAAGAGGTTCTTATAAAACTTTTCGGATTAAAGGAAAGATTAAAAAGAGATTATCTTCCGCTTAATGCTAGAATAATTGATATCACCGGTGAGGGGGTATACTTTAATATTTACAAAACAAGAGGCTGGACTGATCAGGTAGATATAAGTGAAATCAAAGCCGGTATAAAAGTAGACTTTACTGTTTTCCCTGAAAATGGATACATTGAAGATCTTAGACCTTTTTATACTAAACCTAATCAAGCTGGTATCTTATATCCTGCGGTAAACGGAACAGAGGAAGGAATAAGTTATTACGGAAATACTATAGATCCTTATACATATTTTCAGGAATATCCAATATCAACTATTTCTTCTTGGGAAACTGCAATTCAATCTTTTTATGATGATGTAAAAAGTGGAACAATGCCTAAATTTTTAGGCGATGGGGATTATGATTATCCTGGATATAAATTATTTTCAAACGGAACTGAATATGTATTCCCTGCGGGATGCCCAATAATTATCAAGGATAATACATTTACACTTCCTTGGGACGATGTGAGTGCATGTTGGGATTCTTTTGATACTACTATAACTACCACGCCATTACAAATAGCAAGTTATACTAGTACAACTTCAAGTAATCCTGGTACACCAACTCAAACAGTTAATAGTACCAGTACTTTCACATTACCTACAACCTTCCCATCGAATGTAACTATTAATATAGGTCCGGGTAATGATTGGTTCGATACAGCTTCTCCAGAGGTTATATTTGTTAGAGTTGAGTCTATAGATTCTCCTGGAAATTTAGTTTTGGGATATTGTAGTTCTGGAGATTATAATACAATCACAGGAGATCTCTATATACAAATGATGTATACAAGAGGATCTGGTCAATATTCAAATTGGAAAGTGACTCCAACCAATTTAGGGTTCAGTAGCTATACATTTGATTATTACGAAAATTTTGTACAGTCTAATGGTTTTTATTCTTGGGATAGAATACCTTATTTAGATTTCTATGAAATAGAATGGACGATATACAAGAACGATGATATTAGTCCTTACTTCTTCCAGATAAGAGGAGGATTACCCGATTTAGAGACTCTAGTACATTTCGTTCCTTACGTAGGTGAATATAATATTAAATGTAGAGTTTGGGACACTCTAAATTCTATATCTTTAGGTATAAAAAGATCCGTATTAAAAGTAGATAAAAGATCTATAGAATTAAATACTATAACTAGATTTAGAGAATCTGAAATCTATGATTGGGATAATGCTCCTTTGAAATGGGAAAGTTATCCTTCTCAATGGATATTTCCTGTAGAGAATACAAACAAGATATTAAGTATCTCCGATATGATAGAAAACTATCCGGAATATTCTAATAATTTTAACGAGGGTCAACAGTGTGAGGTATTAACTAAATTGCCTGAGGTTAAAGCAACTATTGATTTTGAGATAGGTGTTAATCAGATTGATATTAACAATATTGTTAGTACATATAACGGATCGGGTTATTCTTTGGCTATAGCAACAACAAACACTTCACATGGGTATTCTTCCGGAGATATAGTATGGATATACGATTCTACCGGAGCTCCTTACGGTCAATATCCAATAACGGTAACAGGATCAAATACTTTCGAAATTCCTGAAATAATTATTACCGCTATAACTGGTGGGTATGTATATGGAGCAGGGAATGTTAAGATAACTGCAGATTCTTTATTAATAGCAGACTGTAATTTTCAGGGAGATATAAACGCAACTACTAGTTTAATTTATAGCACAATAAATGCTTCTCCACTAACACCTAAATACAAGGTTATAAATCTAATAGATTCAACAACTCCTGGATATAAGAAATTTACATTGCAAGCTCCTAACAACAGTGGAGATTTATGGAACGGAAAGGTACTTTCTATACAAGTTACCGGATCTATTCTAAGTAGCATAACAAACGGTACTTTCACGGGAGGTGTAAATGAGACTGAGAAATATTTAGAATACGACTTTAATTATCTTCCTAAAAAGGAGATGAGATTCTGGGGAACTAAGGGTCTTTCATGGAATACATTCGAAGACTTCCAATTTGAAAAAGCTTATGCCCATACATGGGATATGTACGACTATCATAATGATTGGCTTGGAGGATTCGATCTTTATTCACTTCAATATGGGGATAAAATTAGAGTAACAAAAGATTCTTTAGGTATAATATTAGGTGAAACAGATTCTCCGGGAAATAGTTATTTGGATCTAAGCGAAGCTGCAAATCAGTTAAATGATTCTACCGACGAAAACATAAAAAGATTTGATTATACTGTTAGAGGATTTTCAGAACTACCAAATAATTTCTATATAAATAGTAATCCTATATCACCAGATCTTAGCACTAATCCTGGACCTAAAAATATAACATCGACCTTCTATAGTCTTCCTACGTATTCTCCTGTTCTTTTCCACCCTACTGGTATAGCTTGGGATGCAGATGGGGACATTTGGGTTACTGGCGAGGATGTTATTAGATTTGATGGTGCTAATTATACTGTTTATGATTCTTCTAATAGTGTGATGCCTGGTATTTCTATACTTACTAATTGTATAAAGATAGACAGAAACGACGTTAAATGGATAGGAATAGAAAATAGTTTAACCCCTCTTGTAAAAATAAATGACAAAGATCCAAGTCAAAGCTTTGCATATTCAGTTAGTGATTTTGTAGATAACGGGGGAAATCCTGTTTCGCCAGTAATAGCTTCAAGTATTCATGCGGTTGAAATAAATCCGCAATCTGGCGACATATTTGGTGCATTTGTTTGTAATGCTTCCCCTTCATACGACGGTCTTTTATTTTACGATTCACATGCTAAATCGTGGAACCTTTACACTACTGCAAATTCTGATATACCTTCTGATAATATAAGAGATCTTAGATTGGAATATTACGGAATTAATAAATGGTATCTATGGATCGCAACAGATGCTGGATTATCTAGATTTGATGGAGTAGGATTTAAAAACTATACAGCATCTAATTCTGGACTTCCTGATGATGATGTTTATTCTATAGAAATAGATAAATTAAAACACAAGTGGATAGGAACAGCAACTGGATTAACATATTGGGATAATATAAGATGGGCAGTATGGAATTCGTCTACCAATCCTGAGATATCTTCAGGAAGATTCGGTAATATAGTAGAGACAGGAAATGCTAATATATGGTTCACTATAGATCCTTCATCTTCCCCGGGAGATACCGAATTATATTTCTTTGATGGATATTTCTTTACTAAGGTTTTATACAGAAATGATGGAACTACATTAATTAATCCTTGCAATGTATTCCATGGAAAAACAATGCTTTCCGCTCCTTGGAAAACTATTAAAAACGGACAAACAACTTATCCAAGGAATTTACTATTCCTTACAGAGGATGGAGAGATAGGTAAACTTGATTATGTTATACCTCATATACAAGCAACATCCAAATCAGCTGGACCTAATGGATGGGACTTTGTTTATCACGACACATCAACTCCTTTACCTTCTATAGAAAATATTTATAATTATGGTATTGACGGATCACAATTAGGATTTAGCTTTATAATTGGACCTCTCAACGATAACATCACTTTAAATTCTGATTACACTAGACCTATCATGCCTAACGTTGACAGATACTCGTGGTACAAGCCCGTTTGGCAGCGTTATAACATCGATCGTCTTAAAGATCAGTTTCCATCTTTAAATATTGACGATGTCTTCTTATACGCTCCTCTACGAGATATTATAAGTGGTAAAGCAAACAAAGAACCATATTGGAGGAATTCACAAATTGAAAGGATAGCTCAGAAAAAATCTAGAGATTTATTTGATAACTTCGAATGGGTTATAACACTAGGAAATAGTAATCCAGACCAAGGTGTTAAGGTTACTGTAGATAATGAAGGAGACATTATAGCTATTGGAGATTTCACAGGTACCATATTTATGGGGGAGGTAAATAATATAGGAGCTCAGGACATCTATCTAAATAGTTTAGATCAAGGTGTTTACGTTGCTAAATATAATAAAGGCGGAGTTATACAATGGGCTACATCAGTATCTTCGACATCCCCTCAAGGACCAATTTATGCTAGATCAGTTATAAGTGATAAAAACGGGAACATCTATGTAGCTTGTGATAATAGTCTTACTGGATTTATAGAAATAAACAAGTACAATTCAGGAGGTACATTATTAAGTACAATCCATATACCTATCACACCTGACCAATTCCTTGGGGATATTAAAGTTGATAAGTACGAAAACATTTATATATGTGGTGCCTTTGAAGGAAACTTAACATTAGGTACATATTCATTATCTTCTATTGGACAAGATTCTGCTTTTATTGCCAAAATAGATCCTTCATTATCTTTTGTATGGGCTAAGCAATTAACAACCACAACATACTCAAAAGCTTATGAACTATCTGTACTCAAGGAGGAATATTTATATCTAACTGGAGTTTTTGATACGCAGATTGATCTTGGACCTATAACACTAAATGGCGTAGGAAATCCTGATATGTTTGTTGCTAAATTTTCAACTGGTGATGGAACATGTCTATGGGCAGATAGCTTTGCAGACGATTCCCTTACATCATTTGGATCAACTTCAATATGTATAGACCCTAAAGGTCACGTTTTAATTACGGGTTCCTTTGAAGGAACCATGGAGATCGAAGGTAAAAAAATATCTTCTTTCCCAGGAGCAACTGATATATTTGTTCTTAAATTACTTTCAACAGGGAAATTAATGTGGATGAAAATGTGTGGAGGTCAATCAGGGGACACATCTCACGATATAGAGAGTGATTCAGAGGAGAATGTTTATATAACAGGATCTTATACTTCACCTGCATATTTCTCTCCTGAAGAAATAGAATCAAGAGGTGGCACAGACATATATTTAACTAAATTTAACCAAGATGGTTTATTGGTTGATATAGTTACTGCTGGAGGACTTAATAATGATTCAGGAGCAGATCTAGCATTAGACCAAGAGGAGAATATTTATTTAACAGGGTATTTTGAGGGTGAAGCTGAATTTTCACCTTACGTTGTTTTATCTCCTCCTGGAGGATCATTAGATGCTTTCCTTGGTAAAATACCTAAGCAAAGATTCAGAAGCGGATTAAAGATAGGAGGCGTACAATCTTGGTTAGGATCTCATTCTTGGTCTTGGAAAGAAGAGAAATTGTACAATAAAGAATTTGAGATTCCTTTAGCCACTACTATATTTATAAATCCTATAGATTCGTTAATACCTGGTAAAAAGAATCATATTTGGACTCTTGTTGACACAGAGACAGGTGAAACAATAGTAAAAATAAGAAGAAGCCCATACTTTATATGGACTTTCTTAAAACCTGGATTTTATACAATCTACTGTGAATTACAGGATGCTAACGGAAACATATATGAAACCGAGCATAAAGGTATGATAAGAGTAATAGATCATAAAGAAGCTTTTGCAGGGGATTTAAAACCAGATGTTGTAAATCCTGATGATTACTTATTAAGAACTATTTACTACGACAGAAAAGAATTAGGATTCCCTCCTTTATCTAGATTTCAAATAGATTAATTCTATTAATCTCAAGTCGTATACTCCCTGTACACATCTAAGATTTCGGGAACTATAGGATGTCTATGGTTTTTCTTTAACGTGATAACCTTAACTCCAGGAACCCTTGCTGCTAGTGTGTTCATAAAGTCTAGACCTGATTCTTTCTTGTTTTTTAAATCTATTTGAGATGTGTCTCCACATATCATTATTTTAGATCCTATACCAAGTCTTCCTAGAACCATTTCCATTTGACTCATAGTTACGTTCTGAGCTTCGTCTACTATTACACAAGAATTAACTAATGTTCTACCTCTCATGAAAGGGAAAGGTAAGATCTCGATAATTCCTTCACTAAGTAATTTTTCTATTTTAGTTTTGTCGTAGACCATTTCTAAATTAGCATAAATAGGAGCTAACCATGGATCCATTTTTTCTTTTAAATCCCCTGGAAGAAATCCTATATCTTCCTTTGCAACAGTTGGTCTAGTAATAACTAGTTTTTCTATTTCTCTATTGAATAGCATATCCAAAGCTATCTGAACTGCTAATAGAGTTTTACCTGATCCTGCTGCTCCTTTTAGAACATTAACCGGGTTTTCCAATATGATGGCTTTAGCATCTTTTTGTTCCTCATTTAAATTGATTTTGAATTTAATGGGATTTTTCGGCTTTCTTTTTTGAGTCCAATTGCTTCCTGTCATAAGATTTTTTTTATTTTGAGAAACATATTCGATGTTTCTCAGTTTAATAATTAGCCTGTCTTTTCTTAAAGTAATAAATACAGGATATATATCAAAAAAAGAAAAATCAAATGGCAATAACAATTACCGAAATCCTTGGAACGGATTCTATTTCAGGATCAAGATTAACTATTAATGCTAACTTTTTGCTATTAGAGAACGCTTACAATGATTTAGAGAACACTTTTAATATTAATGTGTTAACTGGATCTATGGACGTTTCTAGTGCATCCAGTGGGCAAATAAAATCTAAATCTCTTTTAACTAACAGCTTGGTGATGCCAGCTTCTGGATCTCCTACGATTCAGATATATGGAACTGGAGCAAGCGGAGGATCAATCATATTTACAAATACTGTTGCAGGAGCTACTGGTATTTTTTCAAATGTTCTTCAAGCTAATGCACTTTCTGCTTCTGGAGCAGCGAATTTTGGAGCAACAGCAACTTTCCAAAGCGTTGTTAATTTAGAAGGAAGAGTGAGCATAGGAGCTTCTGGTAATTTCGTCAATACAAATAGAAAGGCTATAGTAGGTTCTACTACAGCGTTTCCTTCTGCTCCTGGAGCAGGTGTAACCGGAACATTCTCTACGCCTTATCAATTAACACTAACAGAAAATGTTATCTATATACAATCAGACTATGTTTCGGGTGCGACAGCTGATGCTGGATTCGCCACTGGATTTTTCTTTTATGCAACAACAGGCTCTGGAGCAACTGCTTCTACTATCCCTGCAGGTTACACAGTAACATTAATTGATACTGCTACTACTGCAGGATTAATAGCTACAGGGGTAACTGGACCTGGTGGATCCGAATACTACACAGGATTCTCAACTGGTGATGCTTCATATTCTGATCCTTCTATACAAACA